TTGATCGTCCACCGGTCCTTGGCGATGCGCTGGAGCATGTCGGCGCACTGCCAACCACAGAGTGCGAGCTTCTGTGACGAGCCGAACGCGAACACGTGCTGCGCCAGGAAGGTGTCGAACGTGACCTCGTCCAGCAGCCCCGGCGTGGTGGCGACGGAGATGTCGAGCACGTGGCTCGTGAGGAACGAGACGATGCCGCCGGTGTAGCGCTCGGGCTGACCGTTGGCGCCGGTGATGATGTCCTTCTTGCCCCAGATGAAGGCGCGCTCGGTCTCCATCATGTGCTGCTTGAGCGCGTCGCGCGTCTTCTCGACGTACTGGTCGCCGGTGCGGAAGTTGGTCTTCATCGCGGTGCGCGTGATGTTCACCGGCGTGCGGAAGATCTGGCAGAAGTTCTCGGTGCTCGCGGCGTCCCACGAGATCGCGACCGGAGTATCGGCGCCTTCGGCGTTGGCATTGCCGACCAGGAACCACACGTCGGAAGCGTTGACCGCGACACCGGTCCCGGAGTTGCCCACACCGCGCGTGACGGTGAGCGTGGTGCCCGACGGCTTGGCGGTGACTTTCGCCACCTCGCCGGTGCGCCAGTTGCGGATCATCGCGCCGATGCGGATGAAGGTGAGATCCGCCGCCGCCGTGGCGGTCAGGGTCACGTCACCGGCGAGCGCGGTCCCGGAGTGGGTGAAGCGGAAGTCGGGGAGATCCTTGCGGAAGTTGTGATATTCCGGGTCGTCGGTGCTCTCGCTTCCGAGCATCGACAGGATCGCGGTCAAAGGGGCCGAGCCGTTGGGCTCCAGCATCAGCCACTTTTCCCGCCAATTCTCGGCGCGATGGTCGGCGGGAAAACCGCCGGTGCCGCGCATACCAAGCACTGCTGGCATGACATCACCATGGTCAGAGGTTGCGTTACCGCTTGCTCTGGTCCCGGTGCTTCGTCGCTAGGCCAGCCTGCTCGGATATCGGACTACGCCGTTCGCGAGCGGGTGTCAGGTCGGATAAGCACAGACCGAACGTCGCTTACAGCGCGGCACACTACGCCCGGTCACATCATCTTGTCCATCAGGGTTCGGTTGAAGTCCTCCTCGGGGAGCGCACCGTTGCCGCTGCCGGGACCGCCGGCGCCGGCCGAGCCGGGGATCGCACCGCCACCGGGACGTGGTGATGCCATCTCGCCGCCGGCGCGCGCGAGATCACTCGACACGCGCTGCGTGGTCTCCTTGCGCTCGGCGATGGCGCGGCGTCCAGCCGCGATCTCGTAGTACTTACGAATGGCACCGCCCATCGCCTTGGGATCCTGCAACACGCGGTTCTTGAAGCCGGGAAACTCGGCGTCGGTCTCCTTGACGAACGATGCGAAGCCGGCGACCTCCTCGGGCGTATCGATCCCGAGTTCGGTCGCGACGCGCGCGGCCTCGGCGTTGATCGCGCTCTGCAGCGCCTGCTGCGAGCGCTGCTGCAGGTCCTGCTGGAAGCGCTGCATGGTCTGGACCATCGGACCGAAATTCTTGACCATGGTCTCCAGCGCGTTGCCGTGCTTGAACATGTTCATCAGGGCATTGCGCGCGCCATCGGGGAACTGCAGCCCGTTCATCTGCTCCATCTGCTGCAGGTCGCTCTCGGCATTGTCGTTGGGCGGCGGCATGCTGAAGGGCGCACTCGCGGCTTGGGCTGCGGCCGTCGCCGCTGCTGCCGCCGCGGGCGCACCGCCGGCCATGGCCTGCAGCGGATTGGTCGGCGCAGCGCCGCCACCGTTCGCGGGACCGCCGCCGTTCTGTCCATTGGCCTGGACAATCTTCTGGACAGCGGACATCACCAGTTCGGCGAGCTTGCGCGGATCGGTGATCCCGGTCTGGCGCTTGATCTCGTTGATCACGCCGAGCACCGGAGAATTTTCCCCGACCGCCAGACCCTGCTGGGCCAACTGACGGATCGTGTCCACCGGGTACTCGCGCTCTTCGCCGCGGAACTTGATGCGCATCGTGCTCGGCGCATCGTTGGGCCGCGCGCCGGCCTGCGTGCCCGGCGCCGGACCCTGCGAGGTTTCCTGCGGCGGATTATCGGTGGTCGTGGCCTCGGCCGACGCCGAGCGCGGCGTGCCCTGACGGATCTCGAAATCGAAGTCGGGCGCAATCGTGCCCTGGGTCTTCTCGGGCCGGATCGAGGTCTTCGCCGCCGGCGTCGCCTGCGGGCTGTCGTTCGCCGCCGAGCGCTGGTCCTGCGGATTGGGGACGTCGGCCGGCTTCTGGTTGGTGTTGGTCGTGCCGGCGCCCGACCCGGGCACCCGGATGCTGGTCGCGGTGCGTTCGTCAACCGGCTTGGTCATCGGTGGCATCGTTGTCCTCCTGCGGGCGCCCGAGCCTGGGCGGGGCGCCGATTACCTGTCCCTCGAAAATCACCTGCCCGGAACGAATGAGATCGGGCAGCGTCAATGCCGTGCGAAATGCGCTCGCCATCGCGGCGGCGACACGGATGTTGTCGGCCGGGCCGCTGGCGCCGGCCAGGGCAAGCTCGACGTGCTTGGTCATCTGGTTCTCAAGATGGCGTATATAGGTCTTCCAGAACCAGCTGCCGGCGATGCGCTTATACTCGGCGTCGAGAAACGACTGCGGCGTGTAGACGTTGACGACCGGATCGGGTGTCATCGCACGCCGGACGCCTGGGTCGGCTGGGTGTGCAGCGGCTGCTCGGCCGCCGGCGACGATTGCTGCACGGCGGTGGTGCGCATCGCGTCAGAGAGAGGAACAACGTTGCCTTTCTCCTTGTCGCGCATGACCTGCTCGTCGGGCTGGACCTCGGTCTTCTGCTGCGCCATCTGGGCATTGGCGGCGGCGACCTGAGCCTGGACACCGGGATTGTTCGCCATCGCGCCGGCCTGCTGCTGCGCGTTCTGCTGCTGGCCTTCCTTCTGGGTGTTCTGCCACTCCTCGACGTCGCTGAAGCCCATCGAGATGAAAAGCTCGTTGAAGATCTTGGCCATGTTCCAATTGGCGGCGGTGTTGGTCTCGCCGATGACGCGGATCGCGCGCATCAGGTTTTCCGAGTTCGCGCGGGGATCCGCCGGGAGCGTGCCGTCGCTGAGCAGGTAATCGAACTCGCCCAGGATCTCCTTCTGCTTCCACTCGTACCAGCCGTTCTCCAGTCTGGCGTACTGGGGGGGCAGCTGGACCTGCCCCCCGTAGACGCCAAAGTACTGCAGGTTCCACACCATCTGCAGCACCATGGGCCGGATCTGCGACGCGCTGAGCATCCGCGCCTGGGTGCCCAGACGCTGCTGACCGAGCGAGGTCAGCCGCGCGATCTCGGTAGCGGAGCGCTGGGTATCGGTCTGCACGCCCTGCGCCGTGTCGTTGGCCGCGAGCAGGCGTTGCTGAAGCTGGGCCGCCTGATCCATCTCCTGCCAGAAGCTCTGGGTGCTGTCCTTCTGGTCGATGGGCAAGAGAGCCGTCTTGAGATCGGCGCCGGGCAGCGCGCGGATCAGGCGCGCGGTGTTGGGGTTGAGGATGTCATCGATCATCACCTTGGTCGGATCGGCGATCATCCGGCCGCGGATAAGATTTTGAGTATTCTCGACCCTTGCGCGCAGCAGCCAGTCCTGGAAGCGCTGCAGCGGCGCGCCAAGCTCGTAGGCGCTCGACGCGAAGATCTTGTGCGCGTCCCAGTCGCAGGCGCCCGACGCTATCGGCATCTGGCCGTGCGGGTAGGGCGACTTGTCGAACATCACCACGGTCTTCTCGTCGGCGACAACGATGCGGTAGAGCCCGAACGGCGCATTGACGCCGAACCACTTCGGCGAGATGAAGGCATAGAGCGTGTTGAGGACGTGGTTGCGCCCCAGGCCGAACTTGCTGCTCGCCGTCGGCATGCTGGTCCGGCCGCCGTCGCGCAGGGTGTCGGGCTTGGTGCCGCGCTGGCTCTGATCGAGCAGGCGGTTGCAATCCCAGCCGGTCACCAGATGATTGCTCTCGACGCGGTCGAGATTGGCGTAGAGCTTGCGCCGGTACATCGCCGAGATGCTGGCGGTCGAGCGCAGGCCGATGAAGTCGGCCTCGTGCTGGTTCTGCAGAGTGACGCGCGGGTCGGGGAAGTAGTTCCACGGATCGACGTTCACGGGAATGTTACCGTCGTGGCCGTAGTAGGTCGCGACCGGCGAGATGCCGTAGCGGTTCTGGTCGAGCGTGATCTGATAGAGCAGGCGCTCGTAGCCGACCCGGCGCATGTTGTTGGATAGCTCGGCCTCGATGATCCGCGCCGCGAGCCGCGAACTGGTGCGTCGCGCCGGGTAGATCTTGAACGCCGGCATCCCTCCAAAGATCGCGAGGTTGTAGGTGCAGCGGACATCGCAGATCGCGCGCGAGTACGGCGTGCGGATGACGTCGATGATGCGCGGCTTTTTCCGTCGGCCCTGCTTGGTGCTGGCCTGCATGCGCTCGACCGTCGCGGTCGGCACGTAGAGATCGTGGGTCTGGTCGGCCTCGGACCATGCGTCGTAGCGCTTGCTGATCATCTCGTGGCTCAGCTGGAAGCACTCGCCGACGTAGTCCACGATGTCCTGCTCGATGTCCACGGGGAGGGCGGCGGCGGCGTTCTTGTTCATCGTGAGCATGTTGCTCACGGTCTCGGCCGACCGCGGAATGTCCCCCTCGCCCAGGATCGCGATGTAGTCGCCGAAGTTCGCGTCTGGCCCCGGCGCATCGGCGTCAGGAGCGTCCTTATCGGGCTGGCCGACGTCGTCGCTGGCGACATCGATAGTCGCCTTGTCCGACGTCAGCGGGTTCCAGCTTTGGCGTATTTCGCGGCCGTCGGCGCGCACCGCGCGGACCTGGGCCATCTGCTGCGCGACCTCCTGGCGGCCCAATGCGAGGATATCGGCGGGATCGGTGTGCGGGCCCAGGGTGTCCGATACGGTCTCCCAGCCGCGGCGGATCGGCAGCGCCCTGGACAGCGCCGTGGACAGGTCGGCGTCGCCGGGAATGGTCGGCGTCACGAACTTGGACATATCCGACTGGTCGCCGGTCAGATCGGA